CGACATCGCCAATGCGGACGACGAGTACTACACCCCCAACTACGAAGACGTGAAACACCTCATCTAACAAACTCCCCGCCCTCGCCGCCGTGCGGGGGCTTCCTGGAAGGACACAGTAATGCTCACACTCAAGGCTAAGCACAAGCTCAACACAACAAAACGACGCAAACTAGCCGAAGTGCTAGCACGGCACGCCGAAGGAGGGCGCGGAGTCGTCGCTGGCGTTCAGGACATTTGCCCGTGGTGGGTGGCAATCAGCGACGACGATGACGAAAATCGATTCACATTCGAGGTCGAAAACATTCACGGGCGAATGATTGCCCTGGACTTTGACATCTCTGAGAAACAGGCATTCATCACAGCCTCAATTGACGCGGACCCCGTGGACATCGCATCGCAGACGATAACGAGCGCCATTGGCGTGCACTACCAATCATGCATTGACAGCGAAGATGATGGGGATGTGGACACTCATGTATGGTCTGCCATGCGGAAACTGATTGATGCCATGTGCGGCAAGGACTTCCTGGACAACACGGCAAAACCACAGTGGAGCGCTGATGCCTAGATTCGATCCGAAAGACTTCCACCTCTTTGCTGAGGTAAACGGCACGCTTATGCCGGTAGGGACACTTGACCAGCCCCCAGAGTTCACCAGGGAAGGGTGGGGCATGGGCACCATATCAGCAGGCCGTGAAACCCCCGCCCCACGTGTTGTTGATGCTCCCATCCCGGACGGCATCAGCATCCCTACTTTGGCGGATGTCCGCCAACTTGGGGAGTATGTTTTCATCGAATCCCGCGCCGGGCAACGCCCCGCCGAGTCATGGGCGTTTGGTGTGGCACTACACCTGGGGTGGAAACTGGAAAGAATGTACAGCGGGTATGCGCGCTTCACGGCCACGCGCTTCGACCTTGGAACCTGCACTGACGTGGAAATCGTTGTGAGTATCACAATGGCTCCGCATCGTTTCGACATCTGCATCGATCGTCCAATCATGGGGGGATTGACCTATGACGACGGCATGTCGAAGTTTAGGCAGGCGGTCTTCCAGAAGGCGGCGGAGGCCAGGTGTTCGGGCGATGAAGAAGCCGCAGAACGATTCGACAAGGAATTGGATTCAATAGGCTTTGATTACAATTACAGGCATATTGATGAAATCCAGAGGATCATTAATAAAATGTTGACAAAAGCTAAACTAATGGAGAAATAATGGGAATAGCTGAAATAGTATTCATTTCGCTAGCGTTTCTGCTAGTTACCTGGTCGTTTGCAATTGTATTTCTACCAGATGAATTAGATACTCTTCTCGACTTCATCGACGAAACAATCAGGAAGATTTACAGAAAGGTACACCGTGGCTGACATAAATGCTCCTGAGTGGTCGTTCGACCTACCAGAAAACTACACCCCCAACTTCCCCACCATGCCCGGCGAAACCACAGGCACACAACTACGCCTAATCAGGGGAATGTTCTGCATGAGCCAACGCGACTTCGCAGAACTCCTCAACCTCAAAAGCAGCGACATCTACACCCTAGAAGTGGACAAGCGGGAAAACCCAGTGCCCACCACTATCCACAATGCGGTGCGTTTTCTGGCTGAACAACACGCCCACTGGGTAAACCAAATCGACGGCACCACCGTCAACATCCAATGGATCGGATACCGCAAACTCAGCGAAACCATATGGGCACCCGAACGCTGGTGGCACTCCCTCCTCGGAGTCGCCCTCACCCAAGGCAAAAATATCACCCTCGACACCACCAACTACTAACAACAAAAGAAGGCCCCCTCACCAAGCACAATGCCTGGCAAGGGGGCCTTCTCTGGGCTGAAAGGAAACCTCTCATATGGGGGCAAAACTAATCATATGTCCTCGCGGGCCTGCTTAGCAAGCTCCCGAATATCAGCCTGAATCACCTGCGGAATCACCGGCAAATCATCAGGACGCTTACCCGGCCACTTACGCGAAGCCCACTCCTCACGCGCCGCAATATGCTTCACAGCCGTGCGATGACGCTGATTAATATCAGTCACCCGGGTCGTCAAATCAGTGATCTGCGTGTCCTGGTTAGTGATCTTCGTATGCATATCCGTCACCTGCTGGGCAAGCCGGTCATGTTGCGCGGTCACCGTGTTCAGGGTGGTTTCCATCACGTTCACGGTCTTGGTGAGATTATCCACAATCTGCTGCGACTCATCCAACACCAAGCGGCGCTCCTCCACCTTCCCATCAGCATGACCTTTACGGTGCGCTGTCCACGCGGCAAGAATCACACTAACAGCGGTGGCGATGCCACCAACCCAGCCAATGACCTCGCTGACGCTCACGGCCTCAGCCACCTGCGGTGGCGGCACCTGCGCCGCCAACCACAACATGACTCACCCCTGGTGAGAATCAAACGGAGGAAGCGGTGCCTCCTGAGAAGCCGCATCAATCGCAGCAGCCTCATCAGACACACGCTCCACAACCGACGGAGTGATGCTGCCCTTCATCGAAGCCTGAATGACAACCTCAGCCACACCCACAACCACAGCGATGACGGCTGCAACCTCGGCGGGGATTTGACCAGCCAGCAGCCCAATGATGTTGGTGATCTGCAGAACAGAGTTAGCCACACCGACGAGGGTGTTCTTGCGGCGAGCGAACCAGGGCTGCTCAGCGAGCAGGTTCGTTGCGGCCTCTTCGATGATCTGCACGGACTTGGAATTCAGGTTATGGCGTGCCATTTTATTTTCCCTTCAAGATGATTTGGATTTGCTGTTGAATGTTGGCGATGTCGCGCCGGGCGGCGGCGACACCATCTACGAGGGTGAGGTTTTCACCCTTCGAGTTCTGGCCCAACTGCGGCCAGGGGCCAAGCTGACCGGCCACATACTCCATTAGTTCGGTGAGGCGGTCGAGCTTTCGGTTTGCTTCCTGCGCCGCGACTTTGGCGTCGTTCAGCGCGGCGACTTGTTCATGCCCGAATAGGGACATTGAGTTTCCTCCCTGCGGCACGGTGCCGCTGTAGAAAAGGGCCTGTAGTTGCTCTACAGACCCACGGAATGCGTTGATGTCTACCTCCCGGCCAGCGACAAGCCCGGCTGACCCGTATTGCCAGATAGCTGGCAGCTGGTTTCCGAGTGGGTAGTTCCACTTGTCCGCCTGGTCGCCGGGGTATATCGCCCGTGGCGGGCCAGTCGGATTCTGACCGTAGGCAGCGAGCCATACTGCACCGAACTCGTGCGTGTCCGGCTCACCACCCACTACTCGGCCCTCCCACCAGGGGATGTAGCTGTAGACACCGACGACGCGGATTCCTGCTTCCTCGAACAGGCGCTTGCATTCGCGGATGTGGTCTGGGTGCAGGCCCGCGTCTGTTTCGCAGTCGAGCCACATTGGTAGGCGGTGGTCGCCGCCCATTACTTCGAGTGACGCGGCTACCTGTTGGCGGATGCTTGTGCCCTCGCTGGGGTTGCGTAGGTAGTGGTAGGCGGCCAGTACCATGCCTGCTTGCCGGGCGTCGTCTACGTGGCTTCGGTAGCAGTGATCTTTGTAGGTGCCGTCTGTGGTGCGGACGATGCAGAAGTCGATGCCCTCGTTTTTCGCCTGCACCAGGCTCATGCCGTCCTGGTGTTCGGAGACATCAACTCCGAATATGGTTCCCATTCTTGCCTCCTCTCGGGGTGTGGGGGTTTGCCCCGGCCATGCCGCGCCGTTGAGTACGGTTGCTAGGGGGTCTAGCCTGTCGCCGCCGGGTTGTGCCCATGTGTAGCGGTGGAACTCGTAGTGCAGGTGCGGGGCCACCCCGCCGTTGCTGTTGGGGTCTGGGTTGATGCGTCCGATGCGTTGGCCCTCGCGCACAGGCTGGCCCGGAGAAACTTCGGGAATCACATGCCCGTACACTGAGTAGCCGCCGCCGTTCTCGGACGGGTGGTCGATGGTCACCCACTGCCCGAACCCGGATGCTGGGCCTGCGTACTGTATGGTGCCGTCCTTGACTGCGAATATTGGGTAGCCGCCTGAGCCACCATCGTGGCCGAAGTCTGTGCCCCAGTGCATACCGGCGTATTCTCCGCTGCGCTGCCCGAACGGGCTTGTGATGTAGAAGCCTTCTTCTACTGGCATTGTCGCCATGCAATCACTCCTTTTATTGAGCTAGGTAGGTTAGCGTGAATTCGTAGGTCATTTCGTTGCCGGTGATCCAATCTGACCAGCAATCCATCTGCCCGTTTCTGGAGAGCGACACCCACGCGTTCGTTGTGTTCTTGTCCTTTGACCAGGCACAGGCTGCCCGCACGTCGAAAAGTGGCATTGCCCATGACGGGGCGCGGGTGTTTTTGATCTGGTTGACCGTCACTGTGTTGGCACTGGTTGAGACACTGCACCACTGGCCACGCCGCGCCCACCTGAGACCGTTTTCGTTCTGGTCATAGGACACCAGAACCGGGTCAACGTAATGCTTTGGTGTTGCATGCGTGGGCTTGATGGGCCAAGCCACGTTGACGTAACCCTCACCGTCGGTTTTCATGACACGGTTCGCGTTCGCAGCCAGACCACTGGCGTTAAAAACAGCATCGGAAATATCCGTGGACACATGCGTGTGCGCCGTGGGCTGGCGCGCATCAGACAACCGCACATCAGACGTTGAAACCTTCCCATTCAGCGCGTCCTGCAAACCACCAACATCAGTCAACTGGTGCGTATGCTGGGCGTTTGCCTTGCCGTTCAGCTGCGTGATCGTCGCATAGGTTTTCGACGCTTCGTCTTTGCTGAGCTTCGTCGCCATTTGCGACACCAACGCCGCTGCCTCAGTCGCACCGCTTTTCAGATGCGCCTCAAGCTCCTTCAAAGTGTCGTAATTCTGCGTAGCACCATCGATGATCTTATCCATGTGCTGCTTAGCGATGTGGGCGAACTCCGCCTGCACCTCTGGCGCTAAATGCCTGAGCAGAACGCCTGCATTGGGGAGCTTTTCGACGACCACGCGGGAAGCCTCAGCCGCGCTTGACGCTGCAGCATCCTGTGATTTCTTCGCCGCGTCCTGCGATTGCTTGGCTGCTTGTTCACTAAAGCGGGCTGCCTCGCGGTGCCCACCAGCCAGGGCGGCTGATTCACCAGCAGACTTCGACGACGCTTTGGCGGAATCCTCCGACTGCTTCGCCGCGTCCTGAGAAGCCTTAGCCGCCCGCTGTGACCCCGCCGCCGCGTCCTGCGACGACTTAGACGCATCCTGAGAAGCCTTAGCTGCGCGCTGGGACTCAGCGGCCGCAAGCTCCGACTGCTTCGCCGCGTCCTGAGAAGCCTTGGCAGCGTCGCGGGAACGCCCCGCATCCGCCCGGTCATCCCCAGTTTCACGCCGCAAAGTCCGGGACTCCACCAGCATGTCCCTGATCTCCGCACTCACACGGTAAATCTCAGCCTCATGCACCTCCCCCACCGTCTGCCCCGCAAGCAACGCAGACTCCAGGGACGTATCGTCACCGATGCTGAGCGCCATTGCCTCGGTGTGGGAGGTCTCGAAGCCGCGGCGGTTTGACTGGTGGACGAGGACTAGGGTTGCTGGTCCGGGTTCGGCGTCGAATTCTATTCGTCCGTCTGGGGTGGGGGTGATTCTCACGGGTTCGGAGGTGATGATGCCGCCTTGCCCGGGGCGGGGTTTGTTGGCCCTCACCCAGATTTCCCTCACCGTCGATGGGGTTTTAGTCACTGTGATTAATTTGCCGCTTATTCTAGGCACCTTGATCAAGCCTCCCCATTGTCTTTCCGAACCTTGTACATGGCCAGCGCATTCTGCACTGACCTTGTGATTCCCAGCTTGTCGTTGAACTCCCACGACCGCGGCAACCCACGTGACACCGGGTACCACCTAACAATCGCGGGGTGAGCAGCATACGTGATATACACCGCCACCTCACCCTCCCAATCACCCTTAGCAATCCACCGGGTCACAGCCCCCTGCGTATTATCCAACGTCAGATACTGATCAGTCTCATTCTGGCCACGGTCGCAGAACAACATCTGCGTAGCATTCTGATGAACCAGGTTAATAAGCTTCGTGTTTTGCTCAATCAGCATCCGGTTCATACGCGCCAATGCCTGAGCATTCTCAGCGGTCGCCTGCACCGCGCGGATCGCTTCACTCTGAGCGTTGTTGGAAATCTCCATCGCCTCAAGCGCCTGCGTGTTCGCAGCGATAGCAACCTTCCGGCCCTCCACCGAGTTCAGGTCAGCGTCCTTCGCCGTCTTGATAGCCTGCTCAACCTTCGTCAATGACCGCGCGGAATCCTCCTTAGCCCGCGTCGCCGTGGACACAGCGTGAGAAGACTCGCGGGACACCTTGCTCGCACTCTTCTGGTTCTTCCTCCGCTCAGTCGCCAGCGCGGACATGATAGACCGGTTCTTCTGATCCAGGGCATCATGATCAGCAATGAGTCCGCCACCGACGTGGACTTTCCACCCCAGGTGGTGGGCACGGCTGGTGGTCATCTCAATGCTGGAGACGGGCATGCCGATTCGTTTACCCCACAGGCGCACATCCACGACGTCGCCCTCATTGAAATCCAACCCAGGCACGTACAACCCCAGCCCGGCGTTGGTGATGTCGCGCTCAAAGAACACGTCACCACCAGCACGCGAGTAGGCTTTTTTAAGGTTCTCCTCCACGTTTGACCGGCCTTTGAGCAGCCCGTCCGTGGCATCCACCGTCGCATCCGCCCTCACGCACGCAAAGTCACTCCTACCCCGGCGGGGTTGTTCGGGGACGTGAAAGTACCCATCAGTGATGCGTTCGTCACGCTGCCCCTGCTGGTCACCATCGGGAAGCTTCACATCCCACGCCCCATACACGAACCGGACGTAGGCGCGGCCAATGGTCATTTCGCCACCATCAGCCACCAGCTGCACACGCCCCATCACTACACCGCCGTTCTTTGCTTCACGCCCAGCACATAACAAGGCTGAGCAAGGTCAGGGTGCCCCACAGGTGTAATGTCCCCAGGCCACCACAAATGACAGCTGAGTAAAACGCCGGCGTTTTTCGCCGCGTCCTTCACCGTGTCCAGCAGTGAACCATCCTCCGGGCGGATCAACACATGCGGAGAATCACGATCCCTCAGGGGCTCCAGGTCCACCACCACCGGGTTATCGGTGATTCCAGTGACCCGCCAAAACGCAGCCAGGGAATCAACAACCAGCTTGCGGATCGTGGACTCAGCAGGCCCCGACACCGTAAACCCGTCAGCCACTGCCGCTAGCTTGATCTCCGCCATTTGATACGGCTTTGACCATTTCTGCGCCCAATCCCTATCGATCATCTTCCGTGTCGTCGTCCAGTAGGACGGGGCGGATGGGCAGGGGATTGACTCCCACACGTCCATCTCATCCACGCCGTGCACCTCAATCGTGGTGGGCATTTCCTGCCCCCGTGCTATGGCGTGGGTGATGCGGATGCAGCGGCGTCGAAACCCGTTGCGCTCAATAATGATGAACCGGTTCTTCTGGAACGCCACCAGTAGGCGGCCTTCACTGTCGGTGTCGGTGAGGTTTTCCGCTATCAGCTCATCCACAATCGGGGAAATATGGCCCCCGTTTACGCGGGTGCTGATGATGAGTTTCGCGGAGGCTTTCGCGTTCGACGCCGCCGGGCAGGTCATTTCGATCACGGGGGGCAGGTCCATGATCGGCTCCCAGTTTTCATCGGCTAGGCCGATCCATTGTCCGGTGTCGTGTTTGACTTGTTCGCGGTGTTTGCGGTGGTTTTCCCAATCGAAAGTCAAGCCAGTCTCCTTTACTTCCAGGGGTCAAAGACACCAATATTCCACAGCAATTCCGCCCCATCAGGCAGGGTGTAGGTGCGTGACTGCCCCACAGGAATGCCCTCGGGCATCACCGTGGGATGCAGCTGGCGCCACAGAGCACGGTCGAGCACGCCTTTTTCATCCACCACTGCACAGGAATCCGCGTTGTCCAGGGACACTATGCGGGACTCCTGCGCAGCTAGGAGGGTGAAGGACGCGCCGGACGGCAACGTGACTTTTCCTCCAGTGCCCTTCCACCGGATACGCGGATACACAGGCACATCACCAGGGTTTGTTACGGTTACAGCCCCGACGCCGGTTAGTGGGTTCATCCACCACACACCCGAATCCGCTATCACACTAAACTGCAGGTCGTAGCCGTCAACCTCCCGCAAATCAATAGGGAGTGGAGGCATTGACTTAGCCAGCCGCACCTGCGTAAACACACCACCCAAAGTGTGCGACACAGCCCGCAGGGTGCCGGGCTGAGTACGGGACCACGACGACCTGAAATTGGCTGAAACCTCATCCAGACTGTCGCCCTCCCATTCCTGCACCCAACACCCCAAAGTCCCGGTCATAGCCTTGACATTCAGGCCGTCAAACTGCTGGCCAGGCGCACCAGTAGGAGACGTGGACACATCCTCCGAATCACCACACAGGTCATCCAAAGAATTCTCCTTGATGAACACCCCCCGGTGACCAGCAGCCAAAGGCCACACATCACCAAAAGGCGACTCATACACAATATCCACAACCCCTCCTTAACGATGCGCATCAGCGAAATCAGCACCAGGAACCGACGTACCCTCAAGCTCAGCAAGCTTGATATTGATACTGTCCTCAAGGCCGTTGATCTTATCGACCAGCGCCTTAACCTCATCAGTAGACCAAGCCGTCTTACCAGCAGGCATATTGATCGTCACATTCAGACCCTTGTTGCCAGCAGCACCCGACTTACGCGACCGCTCCTCCACAACCTTGTCAACACCAGCCAGCAGATCACGAAGATAGTCTTCCTGCTTGGTGTCATGCTCCAGGGCCTTCTCCTGCTTCGACTTAATGTCCTCAGCCAAGGCGTTCAACGCCATGGCCTCAGCCTTCGTCGAGGCTTTCGCGATCTCCTGCTGCAGCTTCGCGAACTCCTGCGCCTGCTGCAGAGCCTGAGTCTTCCGCAGCGACTCCAGATTCAGGGCGGATTTCTCCAGCTCAATCTGCGCCTTGCGTGCCTCAAACTCCTTCTGCAGCAGGTCAGTTTTGTTCGCGTGACCTTCCGCCAGCTTGTCAGCCTGGGCTTTCTTCCACTCCGTGAAACTCCCCCACGTGGCGTTATTCCACTGCTCGGAAAGCTTCGCCGTCGCGGAAGCCAACTCAGGGCCACCACCCTGGACCGCACCAACAGCACCCGCCGCGGTAATAGCGGCGGACCCGCCGACGCCAAGAAGCATCGCGAGTTTGCCCTTCCAGTCCATGGCTTTCCAGGCGTCGCCAATCTCCTTTTTATTGAGGAAGATGTCACGCACACCCGCGATGCCCTCAGTCAACCCACCCAACGCGGTAGCACCAGCCAGGACAGCACCGGGGATGTTGCCGGTCGCAAGCGACGCAGCAACACCCACACCACCACCGACGAGTTTCAGGATGCCGCCAAGCAAACCGCCAATACCGGCGATACCGCGCTTAGCACCACTGGCCTGAGACTCAGTCAACCCGTAGAAGGATTTCGCCTGGTCAGTGAGCTTAGCCACCGACAATTGCAGCATCTGCGCAGTGTAGGCATGCTGCAATGCGGCTTCCTGCGCGGCCAGGGCGGCCTGCGCCTGATTCAACGCGGCCTTCTCCTGGTCGAGAGCAGCCTTCGCGCGGGTCTCAGCCACGTTCCATTCCGCCGCGGCGATGTCACTGGTGCGCTTAAGCACCGACTCGGACATGCGCTCAATGGAGAACACACCAGTCTCACGGAACCGGTCCATCGCACGGCCCAGGGCGTTGACACCAGTCTCACCGGCGAGGGCCTGCTTTGCCCGCTCCTCAGCGAGCTTGCCCTCAGCCCTAGCCACATCAACCGTGCCCTGCAAGCGGGTGCGGGACATCTCCCACTCCGCGTTGCGCGCCTCGAACTGGGCCTTGAACATGGCCAACGTGTCCGTGGCCAGGCTCAACCTGAGCTTCTGCGTCTCCGTGCGGGTCTTCTCCACGGCCTGCTGAATGTCAGCAATCGTGGCAAAGAACTTCGACATCGACGCAGCCGCAAGCTGCAACCCCTCAATCGTGTGGGTGACGATCCCACCCACAGCCTCGATGCGGGCCTTAATGACCTTTGCCTCTGCGTCCGCGATTTTCTGGGCCTGTGTGGCTCCCTTCTCGCGGGCATCGGCTAGTTTGTCTTCGGCCTGTTCCACCTTGTTCAGGGCGTTCTTGACGTTCTTGGCGTTCTTGTTCTCGGATTTCTCCAAGGCCGCCGCGTTGTCTTCACGCACCCTTGCCAGGCGTTTCTCGGCTGAGGCGATCTTACTTGGGTTGCCGGACTGTCGGGCCGCTGCGAGGGCTTCCTCTGCGTCCTGCAGTTTCCTGCGTTGCGCGGTGGATAGGCCGCCGCCTTCTTTCTCGGCTTTGGCTAGTTCCTCGCGGGCATCAGCTAGCTTCTTCTCCAGGTCCACGGTGGACTCGGAGTTTTCTGTAGCCTGCTTGCGGGCTTCTTTCAGGGCGTTTTCGGCATCGACCACTTCTTTGGTGGTGTCCACCATGCCTGCCCCGAGGGTGAGTCCGGCGCGGAGGTCGCCGCCGATCATGCGGTTTGCGACATCGACGGAGTGCATGATGTTGTCGTTGACTCTGGCGATTTCCGCGTTGACTTGGGCGATGCCGGTGTTGATCGCGTCGATAGCTGGGCTGACTGGTGCTAGTCCGATGCTTGTTGCGAGTTTGTCGAGCACTGGTATGAGGTTGCCCATTTGTCCGACGAGCTGCCCGATGTTGTCCCACTGTGGTGCAGTGAGGACTGGTTCGGGGCGGCCAGATAGGTTCAACCCCATGCCACCGTGGGGGATGAAACCGCCCTGGTCATACAGGTGGAACCTGCCAAAATCAGGGAGGAAACCACCCGTGGCGTAGCCGCCTGCACGGTTATAGCCAGCAGGCAGTGAACCATACGTGCGCAGGGTGTAGTTGATGGATGCACGGATGTTGGACTCCGGATCCCAGATGTCGTCGTATCCGGGGTCTTTGTTGGCCTGGAATGTGGTGTCAATGGTCTGCATCAATCCCTTCGACGGGGTGCCCTTGGCCGCGTTGGAGTCCCAGAGATTGATAGCACGAGGATTGCCGCCAGATTCCTGGTTCATGCGGCGCAAAGTCGTATCGGTCAAAGTCAAGGGTAGCCCCTTGGCTTTCAGTACCTTCTCGACCAGCGGGCGCCACTGCTCCACGCCAGCCCCGACAGCGCCTTGGTATGCGCCGTCATCAGAGCCGAATGGGATTTTCGACGAGATGAACTCCCAGGCTTTATTAGCCATTGTTTCCAGGGCTTTGATCGGGAGTTGCCCGACAATGCCAGGGAAATTCGGGATTGACTTCTTGATCGGGTCAATAACGTCATCCCATGCCTTCTTCACCTGGTCGCCGATGAAGCTCACAACACCATCGAAGACACCGAGGATTCCGCCGGAACCGCCACCTGCGAGCGGGGCGTTCGCGGCAACGTGCACGTGGTTCCGGTGCTGAGCCATAGTAGCTGCACCGTAGAATCCCATGCCGTCACCAACGGACTTGCCGTTCTTGATGTTGGTTCCAAACGGGGAGTGAATCAGCTCTAACAGTTCCTTGCCGTAGTTTGAGGCAAAGTATGCAGCTGCCTGCTGCATCTGTGGGGTGGTGTCGAATCCATTGGAAAAGTCAACGGCTTTGCCTTGACCGTGGTAGTCACTTGCGCCGGGGCGCAGGGTGCTTGTGATGGTCATCATCGGGAACTTCTCACGAACAATGTTCGTGATCGATCCGATTACGCCGCCACTTGCAAAGGCTGCATCATGGTGGTGACCGTGCCCGCCGGAACCTACTCCGAGGTAACGTTTCACGCCAGTCGTGCCGCCCATGCGAGCAGCAGCATTGATGCCGTCAACCCAATCTGAGCCGAGAACACGGCCAGCCTCTGGGCGGAGAACAGGCTCACCACCGGACAGGCCCAGTGTCATTCCTGTTCGTGGTTCAACGAACGTGTAGACATCGCGGCCAGGGGTATAGCCGGGCAGGATACCGCCGGTGGCGAATCCTGCCTTGTGTTCTGGCAGTTCGTCCAATCCAACCAGTTTTGAGACAGCATTCCATGCCTTGCGAATGCCGTTATTGTAAACAGTGTCAACAACAAATCGGACAGGGGCAGCTGTCTTTTCCTTGAGCCAACCCCAGATTTTGCCGATGTTTTCCACAGTGTCGTGGAACCAGCCACGCAACCGGTCAAGACCGCCACGCAACCCATCAAACACAGGGTGAACAACGTTATCAGCAACCCATTTAATGGTGTTACCCATCTCATTCCACTTATCACCCATCCATGTGAGGATCGGCAAAGTGACGTTGCTCCACAACCAGTTCAAGGCACCGGCCACAGCATCCCACGTAGGCTTCACAACATTGTCGTAAACCCACCGGATGATGATGCCCCAGCCGTTCCACGCATCCTTCATGAACCCAACAATGGGGTTGAACACGTTGTTCCACAGCCAGCTAATGCTGGCTGCTACCGCATCCCATGCGGGTTTGATGATCGTGTCATACGCCCACCGGATGAGGTTGGACATTTCTGTCCACTTCGTGTGAATCCAGTTGAATACGACATTCAGCACCGCGCCCCACAGCCAGTTTGCACCAGCTGCCAGCGCATCCCACGCAGGCTTAATAACCGTGTCCCAGCCAAGACGGACCACAGTAGCCATTGCGTTCCACGCGCCACCAATCCAGTTAAAGATCGGCAACAGCACCGCGTTCCACAGGACGTTGATGCCCGCGTTCATGGCATCCCACGTCGGGCGAATCAGGTTATCCCACGCCCACTGAATACCACTGGAAAGCAGATTCCAGGCAATCAGCAACGGCGCCAGCACGAGCGTGCCGATGGTCGCCAACGTGACACGGGCGAAGTAGTCCATCGCGGACCACGCAGGCAGAATGATGTTGTCCCACGCCCACTGAATGCCCGTGGACATGGCGTTCCACGCCACACCCAAAAAGCCGATACCGGCGTTAATAGCATCACCCAGGCGAGTGCCAACCCACTCGACCACAAGGCCAAGAATGTTGACCAGTGGGATGAACCCGTTGGTCACAATCCACGACAGCACATTTGTTGCCTGCTGCAACACCCAGGCCAGGCCCTCGAACACCTTCACCGCCGCGATAACCGCGACGACAATGGTGCCGCCGATGACGAAACCAAGGGCCTTAAGCACAGGCAACAGCACAGGCTCAAGCAAATTCCACAGGCCCTGCAGCAAATTCCACAGGCCCTGCAAAGAATTCCACACCGCCCCGCCGAGACTTACCGACAAGTCCACCAGAGTAAAGGTCAGAGTCTTGACAGTCTCCCACAAGGACGACAACGCACCAGACAGGGAGTCCACGACAATGCCGCGCACCCACTCCATCGCACGACCCATAGCATCGAACGCATTAACGATGCCCTGCGCAGCCTCATCACCAAACAAAGCCGCCAAGCCACCATATCCAGCATCCTCACCCTGGAACGCCGCCGTGAGTTCACCCCACGCGACCTTGATGTTCTGGAACGCCACACCCAGACGGTCAGCGAAATCAACAACCCGCTGCGCCGTCTCCGAACCGAACAGGGATTCAAGGGCACCATACCCAGCGTCGCCGCCCTGGAAAGCAGTGAAGACCTCACCGAAAGCATCCTTAAGGGTGCCGAACAGCTGCTTGACCCTATCCAGGGTTTCACCGAGGAAACCAACAAAGTTCCCCCAGATTTCCCTACCCGTCTCAGTCTTCGTGAAAAACAGGGTCAGGGCACCAACAACCGCGGCGATGCCAGCGACAATCCAGGCGATAGGGCTGGCCCACAGGGCAGCGTTGAACAGCCACTGTGTCGCCGTCGCCACCTTCTGAACGATGGTTAGTTCACGGAAAAACGCCAACAACCCACCAGCAGCCGTAATCGACTGCTGCAGGTTGAACGCGATCATCCCAGCCGTCAGCGCACCGATCGTCACGACAAGACCATCAACGACGATCTTGTTCTGCTCGATCCAGGTTTTCATGCTGGTGAAAGCCCCAACCACGGCGGGAATGCGTTCACCAATCCACTGAATGCCCTGCGCCAAACGATCAGCCCACGCCGTTAGTGTGGGTTCTGCTAGCTCATAGAGCCTTAGTTTGAAATCGTCTGCGGCGTTGCCGATGCGGTCCATCGCCCCGTTAAGACCTGCGAGTTTCGCCCCGGCGGTTTCACCAGCGGAGCCTTGCCGGTCAAGGGAGGCGCGCATCTGGTCGAACGCTTCCGCGCCACCATGCGCCGCGACCGTCGCAAAGCTCACGGCTTCACGCCCAAATGCGGTCGCAGCAGCAGCGGTAAACGCCGATTCTCCCATGCGGTCCTGCGCGGACGCCAGCTGGTCACTGATAGCCCGCAACCCCACGAACTTACCCTCAGCATCAAAAGCCTTGATGCCCATCTGGTCGAGGGCCTTAGCCCCCTCCTTCGATGGCGACGTCAAAGACAACAGGGCCGACCGCATAGCGGTACCGGCCTCAGAGCCTTTAATGCCCTGGTTGGCGAAAATTCCCAGCATAGCCGAGGTATCCTCAAGACCAATCCCCAGAGTCGAGGCCGTCGGAGCCGCGTACTTAAGCGACTCCGCAAGCTCAGCCACACCCGTGGCGGAGTTGTTCGCAGCGTTCGTCAACACATCCGCCACCCTGGCTGCGTCACCAGCGGCAAGGTGGAAACTATTCAACGCCGCGACCTGAATATCAGCCGCCTGCCCAGCATCAATCTGAGCAGCACCCGCCAACTGGATCGACCCTTTGGCCGCGTCCATTGCCTGGTCAACTGACAAGCCACCCTTAGCAAGGGCAAGCATCGCGTCAGTAGCAGACGCGGCACTAGTGCCAGCAAGGGTTTCATCATTCCCCAGGTCCTTGGCGCGCTGAGACACACGCGACATCACGTCCCCAGTCGAGCCAGTGACTGCCTGCAGCTCACCCATGACCTGCGACAGCTCACGGCCCTTACTGATCGCATCCCCAAAGAACGCGCCACCACCAGCAATTCCCACACCAGCGGCCATGACACCCGCAAATTTGGTGACCGTGCCCAAGGTGCCAGCAATCGCCTTACCAAAACCCCCGGCCTTAACCGACGCACCATCCAGGGAATTACCCCACGTCAACGACGATTTAGCAGCCGCGCTCTGTGCATCATCCATCCGCTTAGTCGCGGCGATGACATTCTCCGAAGCCTCCTGCGCCTTCGTCTTCCTGTACGCAAGGGACTCCTCAGACTTCCCTAAAGACTCATTCGCCAGGCGCGACTTCTCCCGCGCCTTCGACACATTAAGCTCAGCAGACGAAACATTAGCGTCCACTTTTTCCCGCACAGCCTGCAGCTTCTTCTCCGCCGCCTCCAGCTGCTCAACACTAGCCTTACCACTGTCACGCAGTTTAGCCAGGTCAGCCTCAGCCTTCGCCACCTGCGCGTCACCAGCAGACCGCACAGACTGCAGTTTCTTCTCCGCAATCTCGATAGCCTCAGTGGCCTGCTTGGTCTTTTCTTTCTGCGCGAGCAGGGCTTTCTCAGCGTCGATGACCTCGCGTGCTGCGTACTCCTCACGCTTACGGGCCTTGACCACCGCATCAGCAGCAGCGTTAGCCCCATCAGTGAGGTTCTTCTCCATGATGGAAGCAGCCTGCTTAGACGCACTGTCCAGGGGTCCTTTGAGGGCAGAGTTAATCGCGGACTGCACACCCCGCAATGATGGGGTAATCGGCAACGAAGCGTACCCGACCGCGACCATGTTCTACCTGCCTCTCTGCTTGAGAATCCTCTTCCGCATTCGTGATGCTTCCAAGACTTTCCGCCGGCGTTTTTCCTGCGCTGCTTCTTTCAACCTGCGCTCCCGCAAATCCTTATAAGGGTGCGGTTCACCAGAGAACGCATGGAAAACATCCATCAAAAGCCGCTGGTCAGTGGTGTAGTAGTCCATGTCGATGCGGGCCGCGCCGAAGCGCGACCCCATCAACGGCAAATCATCCACGATCAGCAGCAGACGCCGAAGCGTCAATTTCGACTCCCCGCCACCAGGCCGAAACCGGTCACGATAGTCGATCCCCCGATCCATGAGGTCAAGCTCTACAGCCTCCTCATGCTTCTTGATCAGGGGCAACAGCTTTAGTCTTCCCCCAGGCCCGAAGCCTCTTTCCATGCCTCCATGAACTTGTTGAAGTCGCGGATGGTCACGCCATTGGCTTTCAGAATGGCGCGGTTCTGCTCACCGATCAGGGCGATGAATGCCTTGACGTTTTTGCCTTCGTCGAAGTATTCGGACACCTCAAAGTTGGCATCGAGAAGATCGACTGGGATGTCTTTCAGAGTGACGTCCTTGTTTTCGACCTTGCCGCCCACTCCTCGGACGGTCACGTTCACTGTCACATCGACGGTTTCGATGCCCAGGGCCTCGTTCTCGACGGGGCTTACATTTTTTTCGGTGGCCATGGCGGACCCCTTTCAATTGAGTTGTTTGGATTGAAGAATGTATTTGGCGGACCATTCGGGGTGGCCCTGCGCCGGTCCGCCAAAAAATGCGCAGGGCCATGATGTTTACTGTTGCGGCTGACCAGGCGTAACAGCAGCAGCGGCTGCCGGTGCCTGGTCGTCCAGGAATTCCTGGACCTTATCCGTGGCCACGGTGTTGTTAACTGGGACGCGGGAGAAGTCGGACTTCGAGACGGCATTGCCGGTGATGTCATTGAAGCCGAAGTTATTGCCCACGATCTTCACGAAATACGCTGGCAGCTTCGGGCGCCCAATGTAGGTGTTACCGGAGATGACGCAGCGGCGTGGCTTCGCCAACCGAACAATCGCGTATTCAACCGGTTTCGCGGCGTCACGGGTTTCGTTCTGCAACGCAACATCCATGAACGTGTTGTTCGTGACAGTTGACCCGACGGTGGCCTCAAAGTCCGCATCATCAGCACCCAAGGACACACCGAAGTTCCATGCCTGGTAAACGATGTTGTTATCGAACTTACAACGCGCACCCGACAGCGACGTGCCATTGTCGAAGGACCACAAGTGATTACCACGAACAATAATGTCGCTGCATCCCTTAGTGAAGCCGATAGGCTCGAAACCAGTCGTGCCCTCAGCCATGCGGATAAAGCTCGACTCGATAGTGATGTTCGACGGGCCCTTTTTCAGGTCCACATCATCCACGCCACCGACACCCATACCGCCCTTGATGTTGCGGAAATCCAGGTTACGGATCGATGCGTTACCGGCGTTACCCACCAGGCGGATACCGTGGTCGGTGGTGCGGTCAGACAGTCCGATACCGTCCATCTGAATATCATCGAACACACCGCCGGTGGAATCAGCATCAGCCTTCTTACCCAGGGACTGCAGCAGGATACCCGCGCCGCCGGAGTTCAGGATGCGCAGCCCATCGAAGGTGATGAACGGGGCGTTCGACAGCTGAATGCCGTGGCGGATGGTGTCGCCTTTTTGCCATCCCATGTCCAGGGTGAAGCCGTGGAACGTGGCCCGGGTGAGCTTACCTCCACTGGTAGCGAGGAATGGGACGTTCGTAGCCGTCTTATCAAACACAAGTTTCGTGACGTCACGGCCAGCGCCCTCAAGACGCTTGCCAGCCAGCTTGTCCACATTCACATGCTTGATTTGGAACTCACCGGAGGGAATCTTGATGACCTTCACCTGGGGATCATTGATCGCGGCCTGCAGGTTAGCGGTGATGTCACCACCAGTGATTTCACCAAATCGACTGTCGGTAACGTATGCTGCGCCCGCGTCGCTGACCAGGGTCACCTGCGGCACAGGCGCAGCGGGTGCGGTGTCCTGTTGACGGCGACACCAACGCCACTGAGGCCCACGGTACTGCTCACCTGGTACAGAATCCCACGGGTTGTTGTTCTCGTTCTCGCTGCCCTCGACGCCGCTAAAGGTGTCGTCGGTCGCGTAGAAGAAAGCAACGTTGCTCTTTTCGGCTTTCTCCAGCACCTGGCGTAGCTGGTCTGTGGATTCCAGGTTGTGGATCGCGTGGACGAAACGCAGCGGGGATTCCGCGCGGTAGTGATCCGGGGTGACCGGGGCATCAGTGTCATTCAGGTACTGGGAGGCTTTCTTCTCAAACGACATGAGAATGTCAGCGCACTCCAGCATCTCCGGCTTAGTATTGGTGCCAGGATTACCGACAACAAGGAAGCCCTTGCCGAACTCAGCCTTAATGTCCTGGTACAGCTTCTTGTACTGGGCAATCAGAGCGGACTCAGCCTCGGACCAGCCGTTGATCATCTCATCCAGGAAAACACCCTCCAGATGGTAGGCTTCCTGGTACTTACGAATCTCCGCAAGCACCTCATCAGTAGAGCGCGTGCCCTTGATGGTACGGACGTAGCCAACACCAGGGACGTTCTTCTTCTTAAGCTCGGACGTTAGGTCAGTGAAGTCCGGCTCCACCTTGTCGCCGAACCCGCTTCGGGGGTTGATGATGACAAACCCGATGATGTCGAGATTGCTGAAAATGTAGTTCCACTTGGAACCTGGTTGACGCTGGTCAGCCCACCAGTAGGTAACGGGGCACCAGTAGCGCTTACCCGGATTGAACCACCGGAATGGGGACAGCTCGGCCTCCTGCGCAGCAGGCACAGGATGGTCAGCCATGTACTGGGTGACAGCCTTACCGATCTCAGCCTCACCCACCGGCTGGGCGGCGGGGAGTTTCGCCACAGCGGCCTGCAGCTTCTCGTCAATCAGACGATCAACATCAGGTGTTTCCGGCTTCTCACCCGGCGGAAGCGCCGCCAACTCATCCTTGATCAGGCGTTTCAGGGTCTCCTGATCAACTCCGGGGTTCGCTTCCGTGATCCGCTGAATAGCGGTATTAATTTTTGTTTCCGACTGGGAAAGACGCTGGTCGATTTCCGTCATCGTCGTAGTCATGTCATCCACACTGGCTGACAGGACTTTAAGCTTCTTCTCTGTGCGGTTCAGATTCTCTGCACTCACGGGGGTCCTCGGATCTCCGTCTCGATATTCCATGTTTTCTCCTAGTGTTTGGCGGCGGACCAAACAACCCCCACCCGCATGATTCAGGGGGTGGGGGTCAGGCAAGGGGCAAACCCCTCAATTAGGCGGCGTCGGTAACCGTGATGGTGTTAGACGCAGCACCGGTCAGACCGGAACCATCAGCCGTGACAGCCAAAGCACTAGCCGCCGTGAACTCAATGGTGAAATCGCTAGCACCGGAGCGCTGAACAATCACATCATCAAGACCAGACACGGCCTGCAGCTTGCTACGCAGCGTGGTCGGGGTGACGTTGAACGCCAGGTCACGGATGGTTTCAGAACCAACCGTCAGAGCCCATGTACCACCGGTGGCGTCGTCGGGAATGTCGATCTTCTTCTTCACCTCAACCGTGGCCGCTGCCGGGGGCTGCGGGGTCGCGGGCTGGCCACCAGGCGTACCAGGGCCAGGGGTCACCGGAGCCGGATTAGCCGGACCGGGGTTCGGCGCCGGGGGCTGAGCCGGATTACCACCCGGGGTCGGGTTAGCAGGCTGACCACCAGGCGCAGGCTGCGCAGTAGCAGAATACTGATCAGCCTTAGCCACACCAGCATCCACGAAACGAATCTGACGCGGATCCACAACCTTCTCCAATCCATCGCGCTTCACAAGATATTCGTCGAAGACGAACTTGTCTTTATCCGACTGGAAGTCGAAATCGACTTTCTTACCGGTCGGGTCTTCGGACACGTTGAGGTTTTCCATGGTGGCGATAGCCTTCGCGCGGGTTGCGCGGATCAGGAAATCACCGTTCTGCTTCTCCTCAACAAACGCCACATGGCAGCGTGCCGGGGTGCTGGAGTGGCGGCGAATCTTCACGTCGCCGTCCATGAAGGTTTCCGGCCATGCGATCTTCTCCAGAGTTTCGTTGAACTCCAGGGACTCACAGGAGCCAGTCAGCTCACCGGCCTTGGTGGTCACAGCGACCACACCGAAGCCAATGCCCTTGATCTTGTTCTTGTCGATGGTGCGGTTCAGCTCCATCTCCGTACCATCGTTGAGCACGCCGATGGAATCCCACTCGGCGGGGAACACGCCATCTTTGCCGATCTTCGGATCATCGGCAAAGCTAGCAAACACCTGCATGTCAGTCAGGGGCAGGATGTTATCAGGATTACGTACCACTTTGGGCATCTAAATCACCTTTCTATTAGAAACCACCGTGTAGGCGGCGGATGCATACCAACCCCCGATACGGGAGTCAGGGCCTGCGATAATCCCCGTCGCAGGACGAATCGCTATGTTGAACCTTTGGGGTGAGGGAGTAGTCAGGAAAGCATCAACCAGGGTGATCAGCTTCCTAGCCGCGGGCCCGTCTTTCGCCTGCACACGGATCCGCACGATTTCCTTAGTGAAACCACGGCTCGTGCGGGACACCCCATCAGACTCGACGACAATCACAGCAGGCTTACCCCGATGCCATTTATCGGGCATATGCGCGACAATCATCTTCGGATCATCCGCGTTCTTACGCAGCAGGTCCCGCACCATCTGCGCGGCGTCCTGCTGCGCCCACAAACCCGTGGTGAAACTAGGTGGACTGAGCGCCGTCATAGTGGGTACCTCGTGATGTCCAAACCAGCAGCAGCAGCAGCTTTTGTCAGGGTGCCGTGCTTAGCCTGCATCGCCACACCCTTCGGCTCCGCAATGGTCACCATCGCGAAAGGCCGGCCATTTTCACCCACCCCACTCTTGGTCAAAACCTCCACCCCGTCGGGGATGTTTTTCACCATCTCCTCGGCGGCGGCCTCCAGCAGGGGAAGGGTGTTTTCCTGGATCCACTGTTCCAGGCCGGTTGTGGATAGTTGAATCTTTGCCACTAAGCTTCCTTCCTCTCCACTGTGATCGCGAGCTTGGGTTTGTGGCGCGGGTTGACGGGGCGGCGCCCTACTGACCAGTCAAACGGGACGCTGACCACGGTGTATTCTTCTTCGCCGCGCTGCATCAGCCGCACTACATCCCCCTGCTCAACCCTCACCCCCGGCGGCATGTACACCACCAGGCGGTTGTGCACAGCCTCCGTGGAAGGCAAAGCCTCCATACCGGTGTCAGCCAACCCGACGACTGCCTGGACGAAAATCCCACCAGGCAAAACATTAAAACCTGGTGGGATGTTACCGGGGGTAAAAACATGCGGATCCTCAATAAGGTTTCCGTCCGGGTCGTACGACTCGTGCCGGATAACCTGAATCCACTCCAATTCCCCACCCCCTCCGCACAGGCTCCTCTGGCCACGGCTGAGGATCAGGGAACCTCCCACGCGGCCCACCAGAACCCAACCCCAACTCGATACGCCACTCATCCGTCAACGTCACACCACCGTAGCCGGACACACCGACCTGGGCGAACGTGATCGAATCCGACTGGGGGCCAGTCGTAGACGTGAGGGTGCGGACACCCGTGTTCCCGCCAACCATGATCGCTGCGGCAACCATCTCTCTGATCACGCGGGTTGCGCTGAAACGCAACCACGGTACCGAAACCAGCTCGGCATCAAAGTCACGGCCACGCTTCAAGAACTCATTGCGGATGTAATCCTCCGCGTCCTGCAGAAACAGTTCGAGCCGCTCGTGCTCCTCTGGGTCGAGCATGCGGGGCATGCGCGCGGCAACATCATTAGCGGACACAAGCATCACGCCACCCCCTTAGTGTTCTAGCCGTTGTTCTTGGCTTCGTAGTCTTCCACGGCCTTGATGAGTTGCGGCTTGGTCATGCCGCGTGAGTCGATGCCGCGCTCTTCGGCGGCCTGCTGCCAGTCCTCAATCTTCGCGGCCTTCTTAGGCAGACCTGACGTGTAACTGTCAGAATCGTCGGACTCCGCTTCCTCAGTGGTAGCGGTGTCGTCAGTGACAGAATCAGCCTGTGTGTCAGCACTTGGTTCATCTGTCACAGTGACCGTTTCGGTGCCGTCGGCAAGCTTCGCCCCACCAGACCGCACCAACCAGTCCGCAACCTCTTGCACCGCACTGAACAGCTCACCCTTGACGCGCTTACGGAAGCCCCCTTCTTCGAGGGGTTCCTTCCAATCGTCAACAAGAAGCACTAGATCAGGCATTACACGATGCCTTTCAGGTGCACAACAGCCTTCGGGTTATCAACCGCGTAGACGGTCTGACGCCAGAAATCGGAACGCCACGTACGACGCGGACCGCCTGCACCGGATTCGCCGCCCTCCTGATACAGGGGGGTTGCCGTCAGCGGGTCAGCATTCGAGAAGAACCCAGCAGTTCCGCGCTCAAGCACATAAGCCTCCCCGTTCGGCATCCAGCGGGAAGCCACGAAGTTCAGGCCACCAATCGCAAATTCAGTCGCACCAGTGTAAGCCGGGTTTTCATGGGCAATGTCACCCACAAAGAACTTCTGCACCTTCTCATGGTTACGCAGAAGCGTCAGCGTGGACCGTGACGCGACAATCACATCAGGGTTGTAGTTGAACTGCATACCCTCATCCGGCGCGTCATCCGGCTTAGCATCCTGAATCTTCATGATCGCATCAGTCAGATCATTCATGGGGTTAGAGTTCGCCGCATCCCACTTCGTGGACACCTGCTGCGTAGGCACATTAGCCGCACGGAACGCAGCCATAGCCGCACGAACATTGTTACGAATCATCGTGTTAGAAGCCGCATTAGTGGACAGCTGCACCAGGTCAATACGGTTATTCTTCCGCATCTGATACGAAATACGAATAGCCGTACCAGTCGTGGTAGCCACAGCCGTATGCACGCCACCAAGCTCCGGGGACGAAACCGGAATCTCACCGAACTCGGCGATCTCTTCCGCATCATCCTCAAGGAACATCGATGCTGGATCCTGCCACATCACAGAACCCTGGTTATCGGGGCCCTGGCGGAACAGGTAATCCGCGAGCTGTGCCTCTGCAATCAGGTTGATGATGCGGGTGGGGATTTCCGTCGGATCAGCCATCATCTGATCGACGGTTAGTGTCTGCCCAGAGCTAAAGCCACTGGTGATGAGGTTATTCATCCTTCATTGTCCTTTCATTCTCTAGGCTGGCACCGTGAGTGCCACAGTGACGAATTTTCCGACCGGCGGGCGCACAACAACACCCACCTGCTTTGAACCAGTCGCGGCGACCTTACCGTCGTCAGCGGCTGATACCTTAGTGCCCAGCTTGAATGTGGAAGCCTCACCAGTGAATTCAAGCTTCACGACAGCCGGGGAAATGTGGACAGCCACAGTGCTCTCCGGCCCGATCGTGAGGTTGTTGGCACCGTTGCGGGTGCCCTTCGGGATACCATCTGTCACGGTCGCGCCGAAAGCATCATCAGACGCGCCCGCATGCTCGACGCCCTTTTCACCCAGTTTCACTAGGCGACGCTTCGTCACAGGCTTGACAACCTCGAAGCTGATGGGGCCGCGTTCGAATACAGCTCCTGCCATTGCTCTTTCTCCTTCTTTTGCTTATGCCAATGGGGACTGGAAAATCTGCGCCATTTGCTTCTCATACACGGAATCGCGCGCGGTAGTCGTATGCTCCGGGGTGGTCTGCCCGTGCCCGATCTCAGCCCGTGGAATCGACTTCGGCAACGCACTCAGCGTCTCCATAGTCTTCTTCTCGTCCAGGGACAGGGCTTTCAGCCACCGATCCTTAGACGCAGCACTGATACGACCCTCCGTGATCGCAGCCTGAACCAGCTGCTCATGCGACGCCTGCGCTTCCTTCTCACGCGCAGTGTCCGCATACGCGGCCTTCTCCTGAAGCTCACGGTACATTTCCGCATCCACCGTCACGGTCAGACCATCGTCCTCGGCCTGCTGCTTCTCGGCGAGCTGCTTCTCCAGCTCCTCGACACGGGCCTTAGCTTCATCGGCTTCTTTACGCGCGGCCTCCAGCTCCTCAGCCGTGCTGTCCGGGGTGGCTACGCCGCCCTCGGTCAGGGCCTCATCCAGAGCCGCCAATAGCACTTTGTCGTCAACCTCACCTGGGACACCAACGCGGTGGGCGACCTCATTCCGAAGATCCATGTGATCCCCTTTCATTTTGTCTAAAATTGCAGGTCGCCCTGCGTTTTTACGGTCCTTCATGCGGAAGGAATTCATCATGCGGAAACCCCCAACAGCCGCCAGGGCCTGGGAATCCTCACGCTCGCGGGACTCGACACGATCAGCCAACCCGGCTTCCACAGCCTCATCAGCACTGAACCAGGATTCCTCCCGCATCGCGTCCCGCCAATCCCCCACATCACCACCGGCCTTGGCCTGGTAGATCGCTGCGAGGTTATCGGAAGCGCGGTTTAGCTCCTCCGCGCAACGCAGCATGTCCTCCGCGTTGCCCATGCTCATGCCCCACGCATCATGGATCATCAGCTGTGAGTGCGGCATCATCACCACCTCATCACCAGCACCAACCGCAATGAACGACGCGGCCGATGCGGCCAGGCCCTCCACGACTGTGGTGACCCGGGCGGGGTGGGATTTCAAAATGTTCATGATCGCAATGCCGTCAAACACATCACCACCAGGTGAATTAATCTTGACTGCAATATGGTCAACATCCAAATCACGTATAGAATCCACCACATCCCCGGCTGTGTCGCCCCAATAACCGATCTCATCGAACAAGTACACCTCGGCCTCACGAGGTGTCAGGTTCTTGATCTGCATCCCCACTAGAACCCCCTCCTTCCGAATTACTCTGGGTTAACGTCAGCCCTAGTTCTTGGGCCTGTTTCTCATCCTCCGCGCGCTCCTGCAAAGCCTCCAACAGTGGACGCTTCGGCGGCAACCCCCAACGGCGTCGAATATCCTCCTCCAACGCCTTATCCGGGATGATCGCCCCGCACTGAATCAGCAAGGCCAGCGCCTCCGCTGTAAGTTCCTTCTTCGACCCGATGGGGTCAAACTCGATCAGGGGGCACGTGCCGTCATACTCAGGAAAAGCAACCTCCACCAAATCCTCGACGATGTGTTGGTTCGCGGTATCCCTGATCCAATCAGCGGTGGTCTGCAACGACTGAATGAACAGGTCAGCCTGCGTTTCCGCCAGACTGTATGAGCCGCCTTTGCCTTCCAAGTTCAGGAAGTGAGCCAAAACGGCTTTTGCCATCATCGAATCATGGTAGGTGATAGCCTCACGCGGCGACGCCAGCTGACCAGTCGTGCCCTTAATCTCCAGCTTCGCCCCAGCCGGTATCGACGCCCCGGAAGATTCACCAGATCGGAGGGAGGTTGCGATCTGCTCACCAGCGGCTAGGTCCCCGTCAGGGTCGTTGGAAATGTCGCTACCGGTGTACACGGGAACGCCCATGCCGTTACGGTCCAGGGCATTGTATTCCAGCCTGATTAGTCGGTCACGCAGCACCCAGTGCTTATACGCGGCGCGCAACACTGATCGGCCCGTCCAGGTTGTGTCCTTCGGGCGGTACACGTACGCGACCAGGCGATCCACCGGGATAACCGGCAGCTCCGTGTCCCCCTTCGCCGCATACTGCTCAATAGACTCCAAACCCCCATCACGGGCAATGTTAATCCGCGACACAGAACCGGGGAGACGAACAGCCAGCTTCACCAGATGCTCTTCCCCATCAATCACCCCATACACCTGCTCAAAGAACACGTGCCCGAACTGCAACGCCCACAGCACTTTCTCCAGGTGCTCCGACCAGGAAATACGCCCCCGCATCCTAGCCATAGGACGATGCGGATCATCCCCCAACAAGGGAAGGCGCAAATCATCAGCAATCCGGCGCGCAATCTCATCCGGCGCGCCATTAGGATTCACCCGCCACGTCACACGCTGAATCGGCAAACTAATCGCATTAAGCACTGATGTGACCTGGGCATCTTCGCGCTCCATCTTCGCGAACACGTACACCGACTGCGGCCAGCGCAACTCCCAGTTGTCATCCTTGAGGGGGGAATTACTCGCGGTCAGGGCGTGCCCTACTTCGCGCAGGCCAACTACCTCATCAGCCATTTCCCATCACCTCCTCTGTTAGAACACCAGGGCATCTACCCTGCCAGTGGGCATACTATGCGCCTCAGGAACACCACTCGACACAGCGGCGGCTTTGCCAACAAAACGTTTCTTCGCAAGCATCTTCGGCTCAACGAAACCAGGATTCTCAAAATCCACCAGGCCCCACACCGCGAACGTCGCCGCAACAATCAGGGAAATATCCCCCTCAGCCCTGGTCAACGCGCGCCCAATCTCCCTGATCGTGCGGGTCTTCGCGATACGCCACGCCTCAACCCAACGCTCATCCCCATCATGCGAAATGCGCCCCTCCTCGAACATCCGCATGAACAGCTCAAACGCCGCCGAAACCGTCTTAGCCGTCATCGACGTTGCTTCAACCCCCTTAGCCTCCAGCGGATGCACCAGCGTCGAGGCCGCACCAGCAGGATCAAGAAACACCCCACACGGATCCGAAGCATCCACTGCACCACCGATGAACTCGGCGATTTCATCGCGGTCGAACTCAGTGATCGGCGCGGCCAAAAGATGCACGCGCCCACCGCACCGGATCGCGGAAACCGCTGATGCTGTCGCGGCACCGGGGGCAACATCCACTGCGATACAGGACTCCCCGGACTGGTTCGGCCCTGGGTCGTAGGCTTTCTGCCACGCATCTAGGCCAATGACCGTGAACTCTTCTGCAAGCTCACCCGAGCGTGGGTACCAGTTGCCTTTACCCAGCGACTCGACAAGGAACTGTTCGAGCAGTTCGTCCGAGTTTTTCGCGGCCATAGCATCAGCCCTAATGTCTGATAGCTGCGCGCCTGGCCCCTCATCCACCAGGGACGGGTTGCACTTAGCCCAAGTTTCCTGAACAAACGGATCATCGTTTTCAGCCGGTGACCACTCGCGAAACAACATGCCCTCGGCACCGTCGATACCGGCCCAGCGTTTCGCTGAGAAAATCGCACCGTGGGCATGCTCAAACCGGTTGACCGGCGAACTGATGTAGATGGTCTGCGCGCGCTCCTGCGCCCTAGTTAGCTTCGAGATAGCCGCATGAACCTCATTCGGCAAATCAAAACACTCATCGAAAACAACCAGCTCACACGACAAGCCACGCCCCGTTTTCTTCGTGCGGGTGCGGAACTTAATCTTCGCGCCATTCGGAAAGTGAATGGCCTCCTTGCCGTTATTCTTCACCAGCGTGGGAATCTTCCCCACAAGCAAGGGGTCATCATCCCACCAGTGCAGCAAATCCTCGTTCCCCTCAATGACTTCCCACAGGCGGTCACGGGCGTCGATAGCTGTGTCCATGAAGTGCGCCGTGTGCAGCAAGTCCTTCTCACCGAACAGGAACACCCCCACCAGCTCCCTGGCTACCAGCACCTCGCCCTTGCCGTTCTGGCGGGCAAGCACCACCACGGACTCGCGGTGCGACCACACCCAGCTACGCGGTGTTGGGGTGGTGCGGCACAGGTCACGCAGCAAATCCTCCTGCCACGGAAACAAGGTCATGCCCACCCAGCGGCAAAACTCCACAGCCTGGATGCCGCGCTCTACATCACCAACTGGGGTGGAGAACAGGCGGGGCTTCTGCACGCCCAAAAGCACACCAACCACCGCCCTTCATGTCTAGCCCACAGCCTTGAAAGCCGCTCTCCCGCGCGGCTTCTGTGCCTCCTGCTTCCCGGCACCGGGGTTAAACAGGTCTGGCCGGTCCTTGATCCAGCCCCTGATTTCACGGCTGATCTTCTCCTGAGCTATCACAATCGGGCTGACAATCTCCCCCTTCTCAGAGAAGCTAGTCATACCCTCCTGGTCGATGGTGCGGCGTGCCGCCTCGGCCTGGGCGATCAAGTCAGCGAAATGCTGAACCAACTCAAAATCACTCACAGACAGCGTGCGGCCCTCTGTAAGGCTTTCGACGATTTTAGACCTATCAGCCATGCTTGCCTCCTAACGGGGTTTTGGGGCCGGATTCCGGGGTTTTCACAACCGCTAACCCTAGGGAGAGAGAGGAGCAAAAGGATGCGAGCCGTGGGGGGTCAGGGTAGCAACCCCGCTATGATTTGTGGCGGGGGCCACATGTGAGGTTGGTCACGTCCATGCGAAGCGCAGCCCCCCTCCCCCCGGGGCCTCGGCATGCGCGGGCGGCGGGGTTTGTGTGAGCGCTGGCCGCTGGTGGTCGTTCTTGCCGTCTTGACGCTGGCTGTTGCATGTGAAGTGCAGTAGGCGTTCTGCGAGGCGTCCGCCTTGTGCGCGTGGTTGGATGTGGTCTGCTGCTAGCGGTTTGTTGTCCCAGTTTTGGTGTGGGTCGCGCCACATGGGTTGTCCGCACCACCAGCATGCGTCACCGTCGTGGTGTTTGCGTATGAGGCGGCTGCGTTGTTGGGCGTGGCGCCAGCCTAAGCCTTTGGCTTCGGTTTTGCCTTTTGTGCGTTTGCGTGTGACTTGCATTGGCACCTCCGTTTTTGGGCATGAGTAAACCCCTGCACCCTGGCCCTTTGTGGTGGGGCGGTGGGTGCAGGGGTTGCGCTGGGTGCCAGTATAGCTAACTGGGATTCATTTCTGCGTTTTCGGGGGTGATTTCCAGATGGTGTTTGATTTGGGCGAGGTTGTAGGTGGCTTGGCCTTTGGGGTTGATGCGTTTGGTGATGTGGCCTCGGTTTGCCCATGTTGCGAGGGTTTTGGGATTGATGTGGATGCCGAAGCGCCTCATGGTGAGGTTGATGGACCTAGCGGTTAGGTAGGTGTCCTGTGCGGGGGTGATGGGTGTGGGGTTGAGGTGATGTTCAAGCACGGTGATCTGCGTGTTGATCTCGTGCAGTAGGTCGTCGTGCATGCCGAGTGGTTCGATCAGTGCGGCATTGAAAGCAATGTAGTCGAGTAGTTCGATGGGGTTGTGGGTGAAGCAGCGTGAGGGTGTGAGGTGGTTGGCGATGTCCCTCACGTACTCGAACAGGCGGGAGGCGTACTCGACACTGGTATCAATGGCCCACGTGTTGCCAGGTGTACGTGGGCCCGGTGCGCAGCGTTTGTTGCCTGCGCCTGGTTTGGTTTGCTGTGTGGTTTTGAGGGTGTCGAGCTGGATGTGCAAGTGCCTGAGGCGTTGGGCCTTGTCATGGAGGTTGTGGGTCACACTGTGAGTGTAGCGCGTTTGAGTTCTATCAGTTTGTACATGCTGTGGCCTGACCAGTCATCCACCTGGGTTTCGTCACGGGTGACGATGACGTAGGGGAGGGTGGTTCTTCCTACCCGGGTGAGTTCATCAACCAGGGCGGGGTGTTCGCGTATGTCCACCACCTCGTGTGGCAGGTTATGTTTAGCAAGGAAAGCGATGGTGGCTTTGCATTGTGTGCAGCCTGGTTGGGTGTAGACGGTGACCATTGTCATGCTGCGATTCCTAGGGTCTCGGTTCCGCGTGAGGTCAAAACCAAATCGCCGTATTCGTCGTGGGCGACGTACCCGCCGGCGATGATGCGGCGGGCTTCTGACTGTGAGATGCGCTTGCCAGCGGCGAACCGTCGCAAAGCGCGAATGGGTGCATCCATTTCAGGATCCCTTTCTTATTAGTGCGTTTGATACATGCTGGGTGTAAGGATACCCCCGCACCAGCCTGCGTCACGATACAGGCCAATGCGGGGGCATCTAAATGGGTAGTCTACTCGAATGGGGTTTGACGCGTAGGCACAATGTCCGCCGAAAGCGTCGCGATGAGCAGGTCTTGATCCAGTATCTCCTGCGACGTCATAACGTCCTTCGGGCCTCCGCATACATCCCACACGTCACCATCATCGGTGAGCTTATGCGCATGGAATGCCTCGCACACGTCTCCATCTGCATCGACACACAGGGCGACGATAATAGCGTGTGCGGATAGCTTGGCCATGTCATCGAGTGTGCGGATGCGTCCCTTCTCGGTGGCGTCGATGCGCACAACGATCGGGCGGCGTACAACCCGCCCGCGGTTGCGTAGGCGTTTGAGGAACCCGAACATCACTCCCCCTCCCCTTCGGTTGGCATGGGGGTCATGAGGATAGCCACCGCATCATCAAGGCAGCGTAGCGACTCGTACTCCCGGGTGATCACCCGCTCGTCCTTTAGTTCAGCCACCAGGTAATTGCTTCCCTTACGGGACACATACATGGGGTTTTGGGGCAGCATCATCACACACGCCCACTTCCCTTCCGGGAGCTGCTGGAATACTTCATCGCGTTCATCAAGGTTCATGGGGAGTTTCGCAAACTCCATCTCATCGCGCATATTATGCCCGAACGGCTCATCAGACAACACGACACCCAAGCTGTGGGTCATGCCTTTCTGGATTTGATCGATGATGGATTCTTTACGCTGCTCACGCTCCTTCTCCGCCTTGACCTGTTCCTTATGCAGGTTCACTACCCGCTGGGCAAACGCGAGTGTGCGGCCTTTGTGCACACTGCGCATGCCGTTCGACGGGGTGAACTCCTCCACATGCAAAAGGTCAACACGGCGGATTTGCATATCACCATCAGGCTCATGCGTGACCACCCGTACTTCCCGATCTTCATTCGGCCAGGAGTCAACGATCATCAGGTGCTCACGATCAATCGTTTTGACATGCACTCCTGTGATGCCGTCGGACCCGTAGTTTCGTTTCATCACCTGCATGAGTGCATCCTCGTTTCCTGCGAGGATTTTCAGTAGCTCGGTGAGGCTGATTTTCATTATGGTCATTTTGTTCACCATTCCACGTCGTGGCCGAAGATTTCGATGTGATCGCTAGTGCTCATTGGTTTTTTCCTTTCAAAACAATGTCGGGGTAGTAGGTGGTCTCCCAATCGGCACGCTCTTTATCCGCGCCCCGGATACCACCAATGGTTGATACGCGTATCCACCGGCGGTCCAGGCGGCCACCGTAGTTCATGGCATACGCAGGGTGAATCGGTAGGTCACGCTGGCCCAATAGTCGGAAGACCTCAACGGCGGACCAGTAGCCTATCGGGCGGCATGTGTTCGGGCTTGTCTTGCCCCAGCGCTGCATCACCATGCCGCGCATCCTGGATTCCTCAGCCCTGATACCGGTGATGCGACGCCCACCGAAGCGGCGTTCCGCTTCCCTGAATCCGGGGTCGGGGGCATGATGGATCATGCCTGTGGTGTCCTCATGCCACCAACGCGCCACATTGTCGCCGGGGACGGTGATCTCGTGGTAATCCACCATGTGGCCGTAGGTGTTGAGGAATGCGTCGCGTGTGGGGTCGCAGTCGGGGTTGTCGAACCCGTCTACCCGCACCCGCACCAGGGGGAGGTGCAGGCCGGTTTGCGCGGCCAGCCACGCCACCACCGTGGAATCCTTGCCCCATGATGTGGACACGAAACACGGCCCGGCCTCCGCGAACATGCGGATCGTGTCGATAGCCGTGCTTATGCGTTTCGGCATTCCGGGGTCGGGGTAGGTGTCGTAGCGGGCGATTTTCTCCCAGGCTTCAAGGTCACGCACACGGTGCCTGTGGGATTGGATTAGCAATGCTCCATCCTCCTCGCATTGTCAGCGGCACGCCTGCGGTTGCCTTTTACAGCAACCAGCACGTGTTGATGCAGGCGACCGGCTGATCGGGTTGGGGACCACCAGCGGCGCAGCATCCTATGCCGCGTGCCCACTGGGTTGATGATGATGTGCTCGTTGACTAGACGGAACCCGGTTTCCTGCATGATGCGGGCCGTGTGGTGCGGGAGCATCCGCAAGTGACCTTGATTGTCACGCAGGTCACCCACCACCCACACCAGGTACCGATCATCCTTGAGCGCGGCGTGGCAGTTGAGTAGGGCTAGGCGCACGGCGTCGAGGTGCGTATCCCAGGTCATGTTGGAAAGGTCACGCGGATCATCCGTGTACTTTTCCACCGTGTGGTACGGGGGGCAGGTCAGCACCACATCGGCGGGGGTCACGGGGTGGTAAAACGCCCCGTCCCCCACTGTGTATTTACCAGTGGGGTTATGCGCCTGGTTGTGGGCTATTTGAGCGGGGTTGATGTCCACCCCCTCATACGAATGACCCAAAGCATTCGCCACATAGCCGCGTGTGATGCCGCCAGCGAACGGGTCATACACATGCGACCCCTCACTCGCGTACCAGGTCAACATCAACTCCGTTAGCACCGGGTCAAAGCGGCTACGACCACCATTGATACTCGTGTGGTAGCCGCTCTTCCCATGCGCATACAGGGTGTTATCCCTACCACTGGTGCCGTCATCAGGCATC